TTGTGGCTTTTCTTTACCACCGAAGAGTTTAGAGAAAAACCCAAATATCCCTTTTGCGTCATTTTGGATACCCTTGATATCCCCCACAACTCCATCAATTTCTTTCTTGGCATCAACAACAAACTGCCTTCCCTCCTTGTACATCTCGCAGGATTCTTTGACAAGCTTGAAGGCCGAAGTAGCCAGAGCGACAAGGGTGAATGGATCAATTTGTACACCTCTTAATGTAAAACAATTCGCTTCAACAATTCAGCAACATTCTCTGTTCCAAAGAGAGAGATGGCCATAATCAAGTACAACATGTACTCAATCCTTTGCATGCGTTTTGAACCATCATCAAAGCGCTTTTGGATACTCTCGTGTCTTTGGGCGCAAATAGCTTCATGCACAGATAATCTTTTATCTGTATCTGCAACTAGTTCTTCCATTTTGTCCATATTAGTTATTTAATATTACTAATTGAATTAGTATAAGATTGAATAAATTATGCATAATTTTTTCATTAAATAATTTCTGCGTTAGAAATTGCACGAGATGGTGGTGCGTGTTGAACAGTTAAATTGAAATGGACAAACTTAATAGGTTTATCACTTGCATGTCTGGTAAATGAATGAGCTAACCATGAATTAGCAAAAATCATCATGCCAGGCTTGGGTTCAAAGTTAATCATCTTGCTTGCTGGTGTAGCTATTGTCATGTCGTTTTCAGGCAAGTCAATCTGTACTTTGGCAGAACGTGGGTCGTGGAACACTATTCTTGAACAATCTTCTGGAGTTTCAAGAAAGTAAAAACCTACAATTTGTGAACCGTATCCATGAACATGTTGATCCATAGCTGAATGCTTATGATGCTCTTGTGTCCACATTTCTGTGAATGTAGTGTTAAAGTTTTGCATAGCATAACCTTGTTCATTCAAGATATTCCAAGCCGTTGCTCCAACAAATTCAACAAATGATCTAATTCTTTCATCTTCATAATAATTATTGGTCATATAAAGAGGATAAATTTCATTCAAATCATGTTCTTTACGCTGCATTTCTAATGCTTCTTCTGAAACTTGATTAACTGAAACTAAAAAATCAGGACGTTCGATTATATAAATTGGGCAAGGAAAATGATACGCAACTTGCAGTTGAGTATTTTGTATAACTTCCTCTACTTGTTCCGCAGCCTTACATATCTCTTGTGTCTCAGACATGATTTTCCTTTATGTTGTTGAGGGAATTACTAACCACTGTTTTGTTGTCCAATCAAAATAATATTCTTGACCATCAGTTGGTTTTAATGGAACAACTTCCCAAGCATTGGTCAAAAAATTAAATAAGTAGTTTTGTCCATCTTTAGGCGGTGCGGACAATCTCCAAGTTAAAGTTTTTGTATTTAATATAGCATTTAACCAAGGAGGATGAGCTTGAGTTTCTTCAATTAAAGCTTGTTGTTCATCACTAGTCATTTCAACTGGTGTCCAAACATCTTGCCAAGTAACACCATCAGAACTTAATCCGTATGTGTTGACTGCTTTTTGAAACGGAGAAGTTAACAAATCTTGTGGCTGAAGAATCCTTGTAAAAGGTGACCAATTAGATGGAATAGAGCCAAATGCTTGAAGAAGATTTTCTTCAGTTGTTGGATGGTTTACAGGTTGACCATTATTTATTTTAATGTACAAGTTTTCCATTATGGACTTCCTACATTAGTTGATGGAAATTGACGAGTTGTTCCAGGCCACACAATCCGAACTGCGCCTGAACCACCATATCCACCAGCACGAGAATAAAGTCCTCCTCCGCCTCCGCCTCCACCATATTTACCACCCGTTGGAGAACTTCCTGCGCATCCACCGCTTCCACCTCCCCCTCCAACAGAAGAGCCACCACCATAACCAGAACATCCTATACCAAATAAACCCACACCGCCGCCACCACCACCAGTATAGTGATAGCAATTGGAAGAGCCTCCACCACCGCCTCCTCCATTTGTTCCTGCGTGACCAAAGAATCTAATACCGCCGCACCACCACCTAATTGCACCTGCTCCACTAGGAAAGCAAAAACAATTAGCTGGGTATGCGCCTTTAGCATATCCTCCAGCACCACCTCCGCCTCCTCCACCTTCACCATTAGTTTGCCCGCCATAACCACCATAACCGCCATTACCATTTCCAGGTAGTGCGCCACCTGTATACCTTGGGCAACAACCAACACTTGGTGAATTTGGATAGTTTCCGCCTCCTCCAGCGTACTGACCATAAGCACAGTATCCTTGGAAATAAGAATTTCCAGAATAACCATAGCCATTATTGGTAGGCGCTCTTGGTGCGCCAACAACAACTGTGTAAGAATTTCCTGGGACAACCGTTACATTGTTGAAATAACTTAAACCGCCTCCAGCACCTGATGTGCCAGGGACATCATGGGGCGGAACAACACATCCACAGTAACAACCGCCAGGGCAAGTCCATGAATTATTTCCAGCACCCCCCGCACCAACGGCAACAAAAGAAATACTAGTTACTCCAGCAGGTGCAACCCAAGTGTATGTGCCTGGTGTTGTATAAGATTGAGAGCCTGTTACAGCTCCAGTACGCATAAAACCAAAAGCATTTTGTATACCACTCATGTCAAACCACTCCCTGAAATAATCCAAGTTGTTGAAGTCATTTTTACGGCAGTTGCAGTACCGTATTGAGCCAAAGAACGTGTGCCAGTTGTACCTGCACTAGACAAGTACATCGTGTCTGTTGTAATTGCAATGCTTACAACTTGTGAAGTCATATTTATAAAACTAATTGCAGTTCCAACAGGATAAGCTACGCTTGAATTGGCAGGAATAGTGAAAGTCCTAGCATTTGCATCTGTTGATGGGTGCAATATAGCTTTACCAGCGTCAGATAAGACCAATGTGTAAGCAGTAGATTGACTATTGATTGGAATATTCAAAAATCCAACAGAATTAGTGCCGTCAGCAGTACAATTACTTAAATTACCGCTTGTAGGTGTTCCCAATACGGGCGTTGTAAATGATGGGCTGGTTGCTAATGCAACAACCGTACCAGAACCTGTTGTTGAGTAAGATGTTCCCCAAGCTGATCCTGTACTGTTTGGGATACCAGCGCTTGGATATACTTGAACCGCAATTGTTGCCCAAGTTCCATCACCTCTCAAATAAGTAGTGCTCGATGGTGTGCCAGTTACGGGATTGGCCGCCATGTTAGTAACGGAAGAAATAAGGTATCCGCTTGTTGGAAGTGTTCCTGTTGTTGTTCCTGTTACTGTAAGGGTTGTAGAAAAAGCGCCTGAAAATGTAACATTCCCACCAACAGTAATTGTGCTACTTCCAACATTCAACAGAGTTTTGTAAGTATTTGTTCCTGTACCAAGAAACAATTTTCCGTCAACAGTGTTTGCGGCCAACTCGCCTGAAACAATGGTTGTAGGTACATTGGTTGTTGTATCGCTATGATACAAAATGATTGGGGTAAAACCTGATTGAGCCATTAGAATGTTCCTCCGTTGATGCCTGCTGTTAAGGCATTATTTGTGTAATTGTATGTCAGGGATGTGTTTGTTGTAAGGGGCTGACTACCTGTTGCAGTTGCTGAAAATGTCAAATAGTTAGTTGCCCCAGTACCTGACGCCAAAGTCACGTTAGTTGCCGTTCCTGCGGTTGCGGCATTCAAATTTGCCACTTGCGTTGTACTTGTAACTGTCAGGGGAGCAGTACCTGTAGCAACAGTCGAAACAAGAGTATTTCCAGTAACCGCTTGCGTTGATGTAATTGCCGATCCTGTACTTAAAGTATTGGTAGACCAAGATGTACCAGAAGGTATGTTTGCATGATAATCCCAAGTACCCGCCGCTGTACTATTAGATAATAGAATAACTTCTACAAAAGCACCAGATTGAACAGTTACAACTGTCGTTGATGAATTATTTTGAACAACCATAGTTCCAAAACTTTGATTGTTATTGAACGTATAAGTTGCGCCATTAGACAAAGTTGTTGCATCAGGTAACTTATAAGTTTGTCCTCCAGAGCCCGTCACTACAAAATTTGGAATTGAACTTGCTGTAAGAGTTGTTGTAGTACCTGCGGCCGCAACATTGGAAAATCCCAAAAATGCAAAATTTGTGCTTAGATTTCCATTAGCATCTTTGACAACAATACCACTTGCGGCGTTAGTGGTGTTACCCAAAGCAGTTAAAACGCCAGTGCCAGTAGTTGTTGTACTAGGTGCAGTACCTGCACCACCGCCAATCATCAAAGCATTAGAAGCCAAAACAGCACTAGATGCCCATGTACTTGCTGAACTAAAGTAAACAATACCGCCTGAAGTTCCTGCAACAGTCAAAGCAGGCGTTGTTGTTGCGGTTGCAACAGAAATTAAACCACCCGTAAAATTTACAGAAGTCACTGTGCCGCCACTACCTGTGGCCGTCAGCGTACCAGTTGTAAAACTCAATCCAGAACCTACAGTGACGTTGCTGAATCCACCAGTGCCATTACCATAAAGAATTGAAGTGCCTGATGTAGGAACCGCATAATCCGTTCCTGCAACAGCATTTGCTAATGCTCCACCACTATTTGCTTTCAACAAAGCCGTACCACTAGGTGGTGCTAAATAGTCAGTTCCTGCTACCGCATTGGCCAAAGCGCCACCACTGTTTGCTTTAAGTATGGCTGTACCGCTTGGTGGTGCAAGATAGTCTGTACCTGCTGTAGCGGCTTGTAATGCTGTTCCATTACCCTTTAATACACCAGAAATGCTAGTTGAAAGAGTAATTTGAGGAGTGCTCGTTGAATTTGCAACTGTGCCTGCAAAACCATTTGCACTTACAACAGAAACTGCTGTAACTGTACCGCCGCCAGATGAACTCACCGCATTTTGAACAAATTGTGTTGTTGCAATTTGTGTTGATGCAGTTCCATTTGATGCAGTCGGGGCAGTAGGTATTCCTGTTAATGCAGGACTTATGCTCAAAACATTGCTACCTGTGCCTGTACTTGTAATGACACCCGTGCCGCCGTTTGCTACAGCCAATGTGCCGCCTAAAGTAATAACACCAGATGTGGCAGAACTTGGTGTTAATCCCGTGCTTCCTGCGCTGAATGAATTAACTACATTAGTGCCAGATGAAATAGCATTAGTCACAAAAGCTGTAGTAGCAAGTTGTGTTGTATTTGTTCCTGCGCTTGCAGTGACTGCTGTAGGCGTACCCGTAAATGAAGGACTTTGCTGTAAAACAACTACACCGCCAGTACCTGTAGTTGTTGAACTTGAAATGTTTGTCAAACGACCATAAGCATCGACAGTAACGCTTGCAGGAATAGTGTAAGTACCCGCAGTTACGGCAGTTGCTACCAATGAAATTGTTGGAGTTCCAGTTCCATTTCCATTAGTAACTGAAATTTGTCCAGACGTTCCACTTAAAGTAACTTGGCTGAAAGTAGAGCCATTAACAGTCACTAATCCAGTACCACTTAAACTTGCAACATTTTGCAGATTAGTATTTAAGCCAATCGTTGGACTACCAGTAGTTCCATCTGGATTAGCAATAGTCAGTCCACTTCCAACTGCAATTGAAGTATTTGAAACAGTAGTAGTTCCTGTTTTGACCAACAATCCGTTAGATGCGCCATCCAAAGATTGGGCCGCGCCAATTAAGTTAATTTGTAAAGTGCTACCTGCACCATTGTCTGTAACTGAAAGACCAGATCCAGTAGCTATATATCTAGCTTGTGTTAATCCTGCTGTTGAATTAACAGTCAAAAATGGATAATTAAGCGCTCCTGCACCTGCAATAGCACCTGTCGTTGTTTGTACCGTAACCCCGTTTTGAACAACAGGAACCGACTCAGTACCTGTTAGAGCACTGGCCGTAGGTAATTGGAGTATGGTTACTTGTCCGCTCATGTTGATGTATTGTTCGTTGGGTTAGGTGAAATGATGTTGATATTGCCGTTTTGACTTGGTGTTGTGTTGTCGCTTTGAGTACTGATATAAATTTCTGTCGGATTACCTTGAGGAATATTTGTACCAGTAGGCGTAACAACCAACCCGTTATCATCTGTCGCAACGCTGACATCAGGACGTGGGAATCTTAATGCAATCCTTTCAGTTGGTCTTGCAGGTAAACGATATGGATCTTTTTGATCGGCACACCCTTGCTCGCACACCTTTAGCCCAGGGAAATTTGGGTCAGGTTGCGCCTCTATGATTGGTCTCTTCATCTTGCATCTGTCGCAAATAAAGATTGCAATCGTTGAGTTTCCACGGGTGTCTAACCATTTTGGCATGATCTACTTCGTGTACACAGAAATGTTAGGGCTGAAGTAAATAGGCGACTTATCGCGTTCTTCATTTTCAGCCATGATGAAATACTTCTCAGCTTGTGTTTCCAAGTATGCAATTCTGCCTTGCTCCACTTGGGGCAAGATTAAGCTCATCTGGTGAGCTAGTAAGTATTGAATAGCTTGATTCCAACGCTGTGGAATTTCTAATTGATTGGTCAATGTGCCCACATCATCAACTTGTCGTGAGTACCAAATGGTCATTTGTACAAATGGATTTGAAGGCGTTGGCCACAATGTAATCTTGGATTGTGGCAAAGTCCTGTTAAACCAATATTGATAAGGCTGATTGGCTGTGAAGTTTTTATTTGGCAAATTTGTGTAATCGTCACGATTTAGACGAGCCATCGTGATTTCTGTTGAATTTGTACCTAAATAAAACTCATACAAAGCCAAAGTGGTTCCATTAAAAGCTTGTATGCGGTAATACGCTACATTCGCACCAGGGTCTATATCCTGAAATACCCACTGCCCACTTGTCACAGTCACTGCAGTTGCTGTGTACAGAGTAGTCCAATTCGTGCCATCTGGTGATGATTGCAGGTAGTAGCTCCAAGTTGCGCTACCACCTCCTGAAATGTAGGGCATAAATCCAATAGACCCAATATATTGAGTATTGGTTGTGCCGTAATAAACCTGATACGACCCATTAGCCGTTGTCATCTGGTTATAGGTAGTGATGTTGCCGTCAGCAATGTTATTGGTTGAACTACCATCGCTTGCTGAATACGCACCGCTAGGACGCGTCATAGTGCGATATAAGGCGTTTAAAACGTCAACGCCACCCACAGGTAGCAAGTACTCATATTGATTCGGCAGAAAGCCGTAAACTTGCTTGTTAATAGCCCAATAGTTGATACCTTGGTTAATTAAATTGCTAAGTACAAAGAACAGCGCTTGCTGTGATCCTTGTACTTGTTCAACGGTGAGCTCTTCCGCGAGCTTGCCTGATAGACGAGCCCCTTGGTCAATAAACTGCTGTACTGTGACAACAGTGGTTCCAACAGTACCGCTGTAGGCCATTTTTAATCCTTACCAACAGTGTTTGTGCTTGGGATTTCCGTGTTCAGCAGTGCTTATTTTTCCACCTTTAGCTTTTTTTAGGTGAGAAAACGCATCAAAATCTCCATCATCAGAAGCATTTTTATTGTGGAAAGATTTCAACTTTTCACGCATTTCTTTGCCGTGTTTTTTTTCAACGGCCTCATAAGCTTTGCTTTCTGCATCTTTTGATTGACCAATTGTTTTTCCATGCTTTGCATAAGTTTTAGCGTACAAACTGCGAGCATTTATAGATGGTTCCATAATTTTTTCCTTTTACCAACCAGGACAGTCCCAACGCCGTAGAGATGCCTTAGCTCTCTCAGCGTCACCTTTTGAATGTTTCACCACTCCTGACATTCTCGCGCAAAATGAATCTTTACGCGAACCGCCTTTGGGCTGTGGTGCTTTTAGATGAGAGCCCGTTTCTCTGTTGTACTTTTCACGGCCTTTTTCTGTCAATCCTGCACCTTTTGATACAGGCAACTTTTCGCCACGTCCAACAGAAAGTGATGGGCCACCCTCTTTGTGTTTAGCAGTCTTTGCTGACTCTTTGAATGCTTCCTTAGTGGGAGCACCCTTAGAGCCAACCTTTCTCATCTTTTCGCCAGAACCATGAGCTATACGCTCTTGTTTAGCATGAATATTGGCATACAAACCGCCTTTTGCCATCTTTTTCTCCTCATCAGCTTTGACAAACTCTTTGCCGACTTTTTGAGGAACACCGCCGTATCCACCTTTTGTATGAGCGGCGGCTTCCATCAGCCTATGTTGTGCAGGTGATTTGCTAGGCATATTAAGCCTGACTTTCTTGCCAAGATAAACGAGCAAACGCTGTACCGTTTGAGCCAATTTGGCTGACGGTCACATACAAAATGTCTGGGCCATCAGGATAAGTTCCTGCTTGACTTGTAGGCACTGTGTTGTTTAATCCGCCACCCAAAATACTGTTTCCAAATGGAGCAACAGAAGTCAAATCTAAAGTGGTTTGTCCTGCTGTGTTTGTAAAAAATGCCGCAATAGACTCACCACCACTAATTGTGGTTGCTGTATTAGTGTTTGTCGCAACTTGCACAATCGATGTTGTGTTGGTGTTATTTTGCGTTGGAGATGCAAATGAAGTAAATCCACTTGTTCCACCAATAACACCATTCAAAATAAATTGAACCAAGTAACTTGTTGTGGTCAACATAGCAATCTCACGCATTTGCAATTGCAAGCGATTGATAATCTCTTTGACACCCAATGTACCCACTGTGCCGTTATCCACCGAAGGAGCCACGCGAATGGCCATGATTGGCACAGCGGTAGTGCTTGAAGTAGAAACAGACGAAGTCATACCGTAGTTATAAATAGCTGATACATCACTTGTATACCCACCATCCATTACTACTGATGAACCCCAATGAGACAATTGAGCGGCGGCATCAGGAGATGCATATTCAACAGCAATAGGTGCAGTGGCTGAATAAGTGAATGCAGTAGCGGCAGATCCACCTGTAACGCCACGAGTCACTCCATTCAACGTAGTACTAGTTAAACTAGTATAACTAATGTATTCAATTACGCCAGAAACACCGTTTCCAATGATTCTTGCTGTACCGCCCGCAGGATTAAATCCATAGGTACTCAATACATTAATTGTTGTATCAGAAACTCCAATATTTGCTGTAATTGTTGTCAAAGGCAATACGTTATTTTGCTCATAATGTGAAGGCAAATTGCCTGAACGCATGTAAGCTTGATATTGCACATTGTTGTTTTGGAAACCATACACATAAATGATTTGACCATTTGTTGCACGGAAACCAAATCGAGCTACACCCGCACCGTACCAAGAGTAGTCGATGTAAAACATCTGTACTCTAGTCAAGTCAAGGTTATATCCAGAAGGATTAGAAATAGAGTTTGATCCGTCGCAAACATCCCACCATTGTGATTGAGGAATTTTTACCTCAACAATACGGGATACCAATGCATTTGCAATTGTTGATCCACGATATTCAGGAGTAACGTACAGCTGTGTGTCGCTAGTGATTGTTGTTACACGGTGTGTTTGACCACGAATAACAATGTAATCTCCAACTACCAATTGAGTTGTAAATTGTGTTTGACTTCCAGTTACCAAAGAACTGGTTTGTGTAGCTGTTACTGTTCCAGTAATTTGGTTGACGCTGTTGCGAAGAACACAATACAAAGTTTGTCCATCAAATTGGAAAAACATACCGTTTTGGCTGTCAAAAAATCCAATTTTGTTGCTACTGCCGTACCATGAATATGGACTAACGTGAGGAATCAACGGTGCTGTACTTGTTGCAGGAGACGCTGTTGGCGCACTCAAAGCAGTGTAAGTAAACGTCAAAGCATTAGAAACGCTTGTAATTTTGAAAGTTCCGTTATATCCAGACTGATCAAAACCAGATACTTGGACATAAGTATTTACAGTTAAATTGTGAGGAGTTTTGCTCGTTACAGTTACTGTAGTTCCAGATGCAGTCAATGCTGTAAATGCAATCTGTGGTTTTAAAATTGTTCCAGTAGAGAACTGAATACCTTTGCCTGATTGATAACGGAAATAACGGCGAGTCTGACGAAATAACTGTTGATTTGGTACAGATGCACCCGCAGTAAAGTTAACTGAGCCATCATAAGCATGGCAATCAACCCAACCTACAGGACGTGCATACAAGTTTGATTGACCTGCGGTGTTTGCAATTGTCGTAGATGGAGTTCCATTTACATTGGTAAATGTAAAGGTATTTGCTGTAGGCGTAGTTGCAACTACTTGTGCGCCATTGATTTGAGTTGCTGTAGTTGGGCCAGTTGTTCCTTGGATATAAATTGCAGAGTTTGCTGATAATCCATGTGGAAAAGAAGTGGTTACAGTAACTGTTGAACCAACAAAAGTAAATGCAGTGGTACCAGTTAATGCAATACCACAGTTGGAGTATGTGTAACCTTGATAGCAATATGTTGATGCGGCTGAATAGTTATTAACTGTTGTTACTTGATTTTGAACTTGAACAGTAATTGACGTGCCTGCAGACACGCCTGCGACCACATATGCCCAACCTTGAGCATTAGGATCAATTGTGTCTTCAATAAAAAATGGAGTACCAGTAGCAATGGTCACGTTTGAAGAAAACGTCACGACCAATTGATACAAGTTACTTTGATTACCAGTAATTGCAGATACTGGCAGTGCAGAATTGGATAAATAGTAAAGCGATTGACGATTGTTTTGCAGGGAAATTTGTTCCCATTTTGTAGGTTGTTGACCATACTCAAAGTCAGTATCGATCAATGATTGTGGTGTCGATACACGAACTTTATCAACAGGATCATATGCACCAGAGCGTTGCGCTTGCTGAAGACGCAATTGATTGTCGGTATTTGACGTTGGGCCTGTGTAAACAGAAAGTTGCGACATTTTTTTTCCTTTTAAAAGTGGGTGGAGCATACGCCCCACCCAACTTAATTACCTACTTCTCAATGAGCCACCACGCTTTTTGGGTGGCGCAACAGTAACTGATTTTTCAGTTTTTGTTACGCTACCCTCTGGAGGCTTGGAAGAAGAAAACATGCTCTTAACAGCATCATAGGCGCGCTTTGGGGCACCTAAAACTGCATTGCGCATTGCTTCGTTCTCTTTCTTCTCGTCTGCATAATGAGCGTCATATGCACCTTTGGAAAGGTCTTCTGTACCGCCATCTGCAAACCTTACCTTGCCACCTCTTTTGAAGGTGCCAGATTGCAAGCTATTTGCCACGGGTTGGCTCACGAAATGCTTGGGCATAGCCACTGGCTTACCCATTGCATTTACATTACCCCCCGTGGCGTAGGCTTTTTTTGTGGCATGTCCTCCACGCTTGAAACCACCCGCATTGGCAAGCTTTACTTCACCAGTTTTGGTGCCTGTTTTGCCTTTAGGAGTTGTATCAGCAGGACGATTTTCCCAATTTCCGCCTTCAACAGAATTGCGAGTCTCATACTTATCAATAGCACCGCCATCAGCTTTGTGGTGCATGTGATGAGCTTTACCACCACGCTTGAAACCGCCTGCATTAGCCATCTTGACGCCACCAGTGGTCTTTGAACCGCTGAATGGACGACCGCTGTGCATGTCGGTATCTTCGTAATAGTGCTCGTTGCCCTCAATAGTTCCACCCATTTCAGTGCGACCACGAGTTTCGCTCTCGTTTGTTTCGCTAGGAATAGAACTACCAGTTGCACGACCGCCTTTAGCGTACTTCTTGTGGGCGTGACCGCCGTGTTTGAAGCCACCTGCGTTGCCCAACTTCACAACACCAGTTTTTCCACTGGTGTGATCAGCATGCTCGCCATCATGAATATTGTTGACAAACTTTTTAGCATTGCCTTCAACAGTCGTTTTGGTCATGTCTTTGTCGATCTCGCCACCAGAAGCATAGCTACCGCCTTTGCACATGGCTTTGTGATGTTCATGCATCTTCTTGTGATGCGCAGAGCCACCTTCTTTGTGCATTTTGGCATGGTGTTTAGCCATGTGCTTGTGATGCTCAAGAGAATCAACGGGATGACCGCTGATGTGGTGAACTTTACCGCCATGCTTCAAGCCGTGATGTGCTTTAGAAGCTTTCATGCCTTCATGATGCTTGAGTTCTTTCTCAATCTTATGCATTTCAGCCATTTCAGCTTTGTGAGCAGAACCGCCTTTTGCATACATTTTTTGACCCATGCCTGCCATTTTGTTACCCATAGCGGCTTTTTTAGCGGCCATTGCAGGTGTTGCCATAGCAAGAGGATTCTTCATCATTGCACCGCCCATGCCTTTATGAGCCACTTTGCCGCCTTTAGCGTACAAATTGGGGTTCATGGCTTTACGGCGCTCAGACATAGAAGGCTTTTTAGGAGATTTTCCTGCCTCTGACTCAAACGCATGATGCATTCCACCCATAGCATGATGTTGCATGTTCTTGTGACCATGCTCTTCGTGCTCTTTGTGGTGCTTGGCTTTAACTTTTCCACCTTTTTTGAGCTTCAGTGATACTGAAGGCTCATCGGTGTACATTTTCACCATTGGTTTAAAACTAGACATAACAGCCTCCTATTAAGCTTGAGTCACGCCAAGAGAGCCTTGACGTGTTGAGTTGGGGCCAGAGCCAATCGCAGGCACTGCAATTGCGACCACCAAGCGTTTTGTACCATCTGGTGCGCTTGAAGGATTGTATGTACCGCGAACATCACCTGTAGATGATGTAGCAGGGTTTGTCATGTCAGCTTTAACAAAAGCTGTGGGGCTATCAAAGCCAACAGTATTGTTATAGCCTGCATTAACGATGTAAGAACCGTCAATTACACGAACTGGCATACCCAAAACATCAGTTGTACCAACAGTCAATGCTGTTCCAGTAGCTCCTGCAATTGAAATTGAAGAAACTTGATAGAAAGCTTTGGTTGTATTTACTGCAGTAGACACAGATGAACTGGTTGTGATTGCTTGTGTCATTGCTTGACCGTAATAATCATATCCAGAGATTGTTGCTACTTGAGGAGCTACGCCCAATGTGTATGTCAAGCCAGTTGGTGTACCTGCTGTAGTCACAACTGCCGCACCTGCTGTGGTGGTCAAAGTTGCTGTTGTCGCAGTAACTGCTGTCAAGATATAAGTTGTTGGGTTTGTGTAACCTGTAATCGAACCTGTACCACCATAAGTACCAGAAATAGTTAGGTATTGGCCTGAAACTAAACCAGTTTGTGATGTGTAAGAGATTTGACCACCAGTACCAGTGATTGCTACGCCTGACAATGTTGATGCGGCGGCAGTAGCAGTAGTAATACGCAAACCACGGGGTACGTCCAACTGAAGAACAGTTGTGCCGTCACTGCGTGTTTGTGATGTTACATTTGTGCCTGCTGTCAACGTCAAATTACCTGCGGCGGCAGGAGTTTGTGATGCGGCTACGTTAGCGGCGCCTTTTGCTTGGGGAATTGTGTCCCAAACATAAACGCGACCTAATGGGCCAACACCCAATGACATGGGTGATGGATCGCCCAATAGTGCATTGCCTGACGCATACATTACTACTGCACTAGATACAGTAGATGATTGCGACAAGGTGTATTGATTCAAACCACTAGAGTTCAATCCTAGTGATGCTGTAATGTAACTGTTTGCAGTTACGCCTGATCCTGAAACGTACTGACCAACAACCAAAGGGTCGCCAGACTGCACTGTTTGAACGGTCAGTGTTGTTGAAGAAATAGTACCAGTAATGACCGATGTTGCGGCCTGATTACCTGTACCCATATAGGTTGCGCCTGAACCTAGAAAGATATCATCTGAAAATAAAGGCATTGTCTGCTCCTTGAAAAGTTTGACAATAAATTTTAAAAAAGGGTCGGTGTTTTAAGCCGACCCTGTACTCATTAAACGCCTGGGGTACCGTAAGCGCAACGTGGGTCAGTAAAGCCCACTGCATAACGCTCAGTAGCCTTGTAGCGCATTGTGTCAGTTTCAAAGTCGCCTTCCATAGTTTTCTCCAAACGACGACGCATCAAAAGCTTGAAGCCTTCGGGAGCATCGGTTTGAACCCACCATGCTGTGGCAGAAGTCAAACGTGACAACACAGCGGCACCTTCGTCAAGCAAGCCAATAGACTTGATTGGGTTGATGTCGTTGTTTGCGTTACCAGTACGCAATACTGATTTCAACAACACTTCAGCTTGGAAGATATTGCCTGGGGCCACGATCAGTTGACGTGGAACCAAGCGAATACGTTTGCCGTTGTTGTCCACTGCTTGGCGGATTTGAATCAACATCTGCTCAAGAGATGTTTGAGACAACACAGCGGCTGTAGACAATTGGTTGCTGAATGTACCGTTGACGATTGGGTGTGCAGTGTTAATCAAAGACACACCATCACCGCCAGGGTATGAAGAGTTGAACGCAGTGTTCAACACGTTAGCTGACAACAACTCTTTGGTCTCAACCAAAGACTGTGCAAGGTGACGTGCATACACTTGGCCCAAACGGATGTGGTCGCCGTCTTCAACGAGAACCTTAGTCAGTGCAAAGGCCAAGCCATACACTTTGTAGAGGTAACGCTGTAAGAACAACACACCGCCCTGTTGATATGTAACGGGAGTACCGTCAGGCAACTGGGGAGCGGCGCCAAATCCATAAAGGACAGGCTCTTCGTGGTAGTTACGGGGAATACCGTCTTCTTCGCGGAACACACGGCTCCACTCGTCGGCACGTTGATCATAGACTCCGTCAAAACACTCGTTAAGAATAGGCTCAACGATTGATCTAAAGTCCGTACTTCGCATTGGTGCGGCCATGATTTACCCCTTATGCAATAGCGTTCACAGTACCGAAGAACTGAGAAGCTGAGTTAACAACACGAACAACTGTGTAGGCATCGCCCCACGCATTGTCCACTCCTTGGCCCAAATCAACAACGCGCATTTGACCAGGTTGGGCATTACCAACGGCTGAAGAAGCGCCAAGAGTTGCTTGTGACAAACCAGTAGTGGTAGAACCATTTGTCACGTTAGTGAACAAATACTCGTTACCAATAGTAGTTTGAGCCATAGATCCATCTGCTTGAATTTCATAAACAATGTTTTGATCGTTGTAGAAATAAGCAACGCATGAGCCAGTTGTGTAGGCAGTGTTAGCAGGCCAGTAGTTGCTTACGCGACGACGACCTGTAGTATCTGTCCACTCAACACCCGCAAATGCGCCAGACCATGTGGCCTGAGTGCTGTTAGCAGTAATAGGAACAATAACACCTGCAGATGCTGAATAGGCAACAGGTTGTCCCTTCAGAATGTTGGTGCTGTAACCAGAAGTGATACCGTTAGCAAGCGCCTGTGCGCGATCCAATCCAGAAGGGTGGAACGCAGGACGCAAGCCAAACGGAGCTGATGTACTTGACATAAGATTTCTCCTAAATGATTAACCCGAAAATACGGGAATTTTGCTTGGTTGCTTGTCAATAGAGCCAATACCCTCGCCTTCAATCTCCATCAAGCGACGTCCGTTACTGTCACGTTGTCCCTGTAGGTTTTCCATTTGGATCATTACCTTTTCTGCTTCTTCACGAGGTTTGTCGTGATGCATGTGTGTCATAACGTCTTGGAAAATTTCCATAGGTATCTTAAACAGCAACATCTCGTTACAAGATATATACCCAACGTGCTCACCTGATTTAACGCGATAGTCTTCGTAGCCTGGTAACTCATCTGCTTTCACAGGAACGTACCCTAGTCTAATCCGCTTATCGATTGAATCGTAGCTGTTGGTTGTCGAAAGCCAGCAAGGATGCCACCCTTCCATCTCGGGTAACTTTGGCAATGCTGATTGCGTCCACTCCTCGCTCCACATTTTTTTACGTTCCTGCGCAGAAATGAACTTGTCTTCTGGTGCCTTATGGCTTGCTTCCCCGTTCGAGCGGTCTTGGCGGCCATTGGCATTCAAAGATTTTTTGAGACGTGATTCCATAATGTTTTCCCCTTAGTTGTTGCGGTTGGCACGGTCATATGCCATGAATTGTTTAATCATCTTGGCTTTGCGTTCAGGATTTTCCCAAGCGCCTGCATCTTTCATAGCCTTCACCCTCTCAGGCGAAAGTACAAACTGGGAGCGATTAGATCCCCCATAAGATGCTGATGCTTCACGTCCTGCACTTCCCACAACATTCCTCGGTCGTCTGACATTACGTTTTTCGTCGTCATTGCGATCATTGTAACGGTGAGGTAGTTCTTTTTGCAAACGGCTATCAAGCTCGTCCCAATAGTCGGGATCTGTAGGGTTCCAACCTTGTGCAACCATCAGCTCATCCACCTTCTTTGCCACTTTACTATCGGGGTCACGAAGGCTTGAGTCATACCAACTATTACGGCGTACCCATTCATTTGCACGACGTGCAATAGCAGGGTCTTGAGCATTATTTTGCTGTGGACGCTTCAATTCTTGGTCAGCTTGATTACGCATTTGCTTCAATTGACGAACTTCGTCCGACGCATTTTGCAAAAGTAACTGTGCATCAACCATACCTTGGCCATCTTGGTTTTGAGTGGCTTCGGCAATCTTCATTTTGGCGTATTCAAGGCGCGTTTGTGCGTCCTCTATGTTCTTATCAATACGCACGACATGTTCTGCCTTGGTATTGCGCTCCAATTGGCTTAGACGACGTTTAAACTCTTCGTTTTCACGCTGTAAAGCTTGTAGACGGACGTCTTTTTCTTGGTTTGTCTTACGAACCAAGTCTTTTTTAGCCCGACGACGGTTTCTTTTAGCGGCTCTGAGCTCTTCATCGTCATCTGGATGATCAGCATCAGCGTCGTTAGAGTCATTTGACTCTTTTGCACGATCAAAACCGTTTTGTTCCTCAACAGTGTCAGGTACAAGGTCTTTTTCAGGCACCTCTACGGTTGCAGAGCCGTCATTTTGCTCTTCAACCTCTAATTTCTCTTTGACTTCAGCCATTTTTTACTCCTAAACGTAAGCTTTAAACGATAACGGATCGTCAGTGACGGCCGAAATCAATTCGTGATCATTGATTGTCATGAATAAAACGGGATCTTCACCGTCTTCAGTGGGAACTTTGCGCTCCCAACGGTCTCCACCCCACCTCGGAACCCTTACATAGTCACCAATTTCAGCCCATGAGCCTTCAGCCCACGGTTGCATGGTGTCTCGGTTCTTGAACGCGAGTGGGCCAATGGCCACGACCTTACCGATCATGTTGTTCCACTTCTCGTTTTCTTTGGTTTCATCAACAATGATGATCATTCCAGACTTCTTTTTGATTCGTCGAAGTTGGACAATCACTCGACCGCCAAAGGGGCGTTGCCCTGGGCTTACTTCAGGAAAGGCCCAAGCTAATTCATCAGCATTGGGCGTTCCGCTACTTCCCTCGATTGTGGGAATAGGCTTGCTTTCAGTCATATTTTTCCTTCACACCATATCTCAGGTGCATAAACGCGCTTTTCAGCGCATGGTTAATCGTAATCTTTCTCTTCTTCCAACATGTTGTCGATGGTATCCAAAACGTATTGCACACCTGCATACTCACCAACCATGCGTTGATACGACTCATAGTTCTGCGGAATGCCTTGAGCCAAGGAAACCTGCAATTCTGCTTGCCGTATTTTGATCCTGTGGATCAATGCTTCGATCATTTCTTCTTACTAGCGTGTGATAGTCCGCCAGATTTAGAGCCAGAAGATGAAGATTTACTTCCACCTTTTGGTTCCATCGCTGTGCCATCAAGCTTCTCGCCTTGAGCGATACGCTTGTGTTGGGGCACATTAGCGGTTCTCTGTTCGTAATCAGATGTTGCCATTTGGAGCTCCTTGTTCAGGGGTTACGGGAGCGGCGGGTGCCGCAGGAATCGCAGGCGGTTGGGCCTGCGCTTGAGCTTGAGCCACCGTTTGAACGGTCTCATGCGTCAACTTTGCGTTTTCAATCTGAATCTTTGTCTGATTGTCAATCGCGTGTTCTTGCATATCTTTTTGCAACTTGGCTTGTGCAATTTGGAAGTCTTGCTGATCTTTTTGTGTCTTACGTTGTGTCTCAGCAGTGCTTGTGTCTTTAACGACTTGTGCATCAGGTGGTAAAGGTGCAGGCCCTTTGCCTTGCTGTGACATCTGTATAAGCTTTTGAAACGCAGGTGTAAATTGACCAAACACTTGTTGTGTATCAATCATCACATGCGCGCCAATCGTCGTGTATATCTTGTCGATAGTCGGCGTGTAGTTGGGGTCGTCATAGTCGTCCACAGGCTTTCCTGTTGCGTCCTCAACGTATCCGTTTGACCTATTGATGTACCACAACGTCATGTGCTGTTTAATGTGCTCAATGAGGTTGTTTAAATAGTTAGGATCTGCAAATGGAGACTGGCCGAAGAATGGATTCAATCCAAACTGCAGATGGTCTTGGATGTGCGCAATGTGGTCTTGCTGTACATACGCATATGCAGTCTGACCCAACAACATGGCCGCGTTCTCATCCGCTGACGTACGTTGTTCAGGTGCGGGCACATCCACCATGATCTGCTCAATGTTGGGTATCTTCATTTGCTTAAGCAAACGAGCCAACACCGCACTCATCTTGAATTGATCAGGGTGTTGTTGTGCCAGACTCAATACCGCTTGGTTCTGAGCCATGCGCTGAGTCTCAGAGAAGATGTTGGGGTCTGATACTGGCTCAACGTCCGTGTTGCGAGCAAAGTCTTCACGGGTTACTTCAAGGTCAGATACGTCCTCACCCTTTTGCATGTCGTCAAAGTACCAACGATTCAATCGGCAAAGAATCTTCAACACCCTAGCTTGCGATGCATGCAAGCGAGCATGGATGGATGAATAAACGTGTGAACCTTGCTCAATCAAAGCTTGTGTAGTGCCCACAGGCATTTGAGAAGTGGCGTCAGCTATCTTCTCCTCGGCTGTGGTCACAACGGAGCTTGTAGCCTTATCCAAGAAGCCTAATAGCTCAAATAGCACAGGGCTTGGTGGGTTGAAGGGCATGGGCATGGCGATTTGACGGATGTCCTGAACGCCTGGCGCTCCCTCAATCTCAACTACTTGAGTAACGTCGATCTGTTGGCTCTGCCCACTAATTTTAGCTCCTTTAAGCTTGAGCATAGTGGCCGCGTTATTGATGTGGGCTGAGTCCAAGAGCGCACGAAGCGAGCCAGTGAGGGCGGCGGACAATCCACCAATGAGATGAGGGAGACCAATCGCATATGCACCCCTCCAAGGGATAAACTTAAATTCAACCACCCAATCCAACTTGGACATGGTTTCATCGCTCTCTTCCCAGTTACGATACATGCCTAGACATTCATTGTCTAATTCATCAATCATGAAGATGTAGGGAGCGCTCTTACCATGCGTTTCCTTGTCGTCTTCCAACTCCAACCATGTGTAAATGTGGTAAACCTTGCGCAGTCCATCTTTATTGGCTTCAAACTGCTTACCTTCAATCTTGTTGTTGGCTTTGGCAACTTTTCCCTCTTCCATGTTCTCGGTGGCTTGAACATAGTTGATATCGCGGTACATGCCAGAAGCAATGCGTCGATCCATCTCATACTGAGTGATCTCATGCACTTCAGCCGCACGTTGTGCCGTGTAGAAGTTAGTCGCCGCGAAAGGCAAAATCACGCGGTCAATTGGCAAAAACTCAATACATGGACGCTTCTTGTCTTCGTCGTACCACAGCTTCATGTATTGTGATCCACCCAAAGGCAACTGAGTCAACAACTGCTCTAGCTCATCCCTGAACTCACCCATTTGCTCGGTGATCTGCCAGTTAAGGAAGTCAACCTTACGGTCAGCAATGGCCGACTTCAGGTCGTCTTGCTTCCCGATGATTTTCGACTTAACGGGCCCATCGGATGGGAAGAGCTCTTTAATGGCGCGAGCGGCAAAGTCAACACAGCCCTCTGCCATTGCAGGGTGAACAACTTTGGATGCGCCCATGAAGGTTGCACCACCAGGCGCATCATTCCCCATCCCTGTGCGCTTGATTCCTTCTTCATACTGCTTGTCCCTCAGTTCACGAGCTTCTTTGTCAGACTCAAGTAGATCACGGTATCTGGAAACTAAATCACTGACAACGCTCGGGCTAATTGAATCAGCCAAGTTGTCATAAAAGTCAGGATTAAACTCAGGGCCATCGTCGATTTGTATGACCGCTGAACCATCTGGCAGTTCATCGACATCCATCTCTGGCATGTCCACAACAGCAGATCCGTCTTCCTGTTCGTCAATGTTGATATCTTCTGCCATTATCTATCCTTATTCTTTAGTTGCTCGGCGCTTTGCAAGATGGTGCTGTGAAGCAAAATTTGTTTCAGGAAATGCATTGAAGTCATCGTTATAGTCCAACTGCTTTAATGATGAATGTACAGCTCCACCAGTAGCCCATGTTTTCTTAACCATCTTCATGGGTTCAGGTGCAACATACTCTTTGCCCCTTGCAAATTCTTGAGCCAATGGTGGATCAATTTCATATTCACCGTTATTTTTCTTGGCGTATTCTAAGTGCGTTGGGTTTACATCATGCGTAAACGATGAATGATGTTCATGATTAGGCGTGGACTCTGTTGGAGTCGTCATCAAAATCAAGCCTGCGCGCTTACCATTCTTAGTCTTAAATTGCTTGCTTCGTGGAATCTTTTTGTCCAACTCTTTGTTGTCCAAGAAGCGTGAGTCCGTAGGAATCATGTGGGGCGTACCATCATTGTTTGTACCCACTTGAACTAGCCTTGGATGCAATATGTGTTGCTTTTGATAGTCGTAACGGTTATCTCCTATGACCATATGTCCATAATGAGATTTATCAGGGGTTGTGGTTTTTCCTTTGCCATCATAGTGGCCTTCACTACCCTCGTCCTTTTCCATCTCTGTAAGCTCGTTTATTGGCCTTGGGATTGACCAATACTTAGCATGCGTGATGGTGTTCTGCATATTTTTGTCGAATGGTGAGCCACGCTTTACATTGGTCACCATGTATGAGTTCTTAGGTGGCGTCTTGTTGCCTTGCTCATTAACAAAGTCACCTTGATTGTCTCTAGCCAAAATCGTATTACGCACTCTTGCTTTGTCGCGTTTGATACTTTCAGTAATTTCTTTTCCGTGTTTGGTCTTGGGGCCAACATTGGAATGGGTCACATGGTAATGATTTTCAGGATCGTGCAACTCATTAGTCTTACCATAGCTGTTAGCAATAATTGGTGGTTTGTCTTCTTTTTTGCGTTGTTCATTTAATCCACGCAATACATGACGTGATGATGTATCGCTTTCATCCACCACATTGGGTCTGAACAATAAACGCTGATTGTTCTGATCGGCTTCATCAGCGGCTTCACGCAATGAGCCAGTATGAGCCAGAACCCAATCACGGGTCATAGCAGGGTCATGCTTGGCTTGGGCATGAGCGGCGCGACGTACTGCCGCGTTGACGTATTGTGATTCAGCATTGGGGGCAAAGCATGAGCCACGTTTGGTATCCACGATTCCATTCTGATCAATGCCACCACCACACCCATCAACTTGACCAGGGCATGTATTCAACACATGCAACTTTTCATTCTTGCCATCGCCAGATGAATACAGCGCATGGCCTGCAATACCCTTGGCCGCATAACCCACATGAGTACGTCCTTGGTCATCGGTCTCATGGCGCACTGTATCAAGCTTCTCGCTTTCATCCAATGTGTTTGCCTTAGATCCAATGTGCTTGGCTTCGCGCAATCTTTCTAAAGCTTCTTTTTCGGCTTTTGTTTGCTCATCAATTGGTTTGGCAAAGTGATCACTCAATACTTGCTTGTGAATTCTGCCCATCTGTCCAATGTTTAACGGTGGACGATTTTCTGATCCATAGACTTTAGCTCTTGCTTTGTTTAGATCGTGCAGTCCTTCAACTTTCTGTCCTGCTTTAGGCCCAGTACCACCATAGGTCTTGCCTTCCAACATGTGACGTGGAATAACAATACCCTTGATGCCATTTGGCCCTGTGGCTTCTACCAGAATACGCTTAGACTCTTCTGCTTTTTCTTTCTGGCTTCCGCCTTTAGCAAAGTGATGCATAGATCCACCCTTGGCCATCTTAGGTGGCTGTGGAACCGCATTCGGCATCGGTGGCTTGATGGCGCTCATGGCTTGACCTTGAGGCGTCAGGTTCAAGATATTGCTTGGACTTTGTGGCATGCCAGAGCCAGAAGGAGCCATGCTAGGGAATGGGCTTTGTTGGCCTTGTGGTGGCTGTTGCTGTGGTTGTTGGGGCATGAACTGTGTGCCCGCCATCATTGGATTAACGTCTACGCCACCAACAGGCAAAGCGCCTTTGTCAGTCTTCACGCCACCCACATCAGGCAATCCAGATGAATTGGGATTGGGGTTAACAAACATCTTGGGATCGATGTCCACGGCTTCATTGACGCCGATGTTGTTCATCACTGCGGGGTTGCTGTGACGAGCAACCTCTAAGCGCATTTGGGCTAGTGTGGGTTCTGATTGTGGTTGCATGGAGCCTCCAGTTGCTTTGTGTTTTATTTCACCGCCCCTTGCGGCAAGTAAATCGTTTTCATGAACTCTATGTGGATCAAATGCGGCAAACCTTGATCTTATTTGTGATGGGTCAAACGTAACTGCGGTTTGCATTTCAGGACGATATACACCTTTTGCACCACGATTTTTATAGGCGTTAATGGTGTTTATATCGTATTTAGGGATGGATTCATGTGACGCAGACTTAACAAGAAGAGGCAAAACATTTGGTGCTGTTTTTTCTTTTGCTCGTTTTCTTTCGTCTTCCGCATACCTAGATGCCATCTTAGGGTTTGTTGTTGAAAATACACCCTTAATGATTTTTGTTCGTTCAGGGTCTAATGATTCAATATCTGGCGCATCCGTACCATGAAATGTTTCTAAATCAAAACCCAAAGCTTTTGCTCGATCTTCCGCTGTATTATGTTCATGCAAACCAAGTGTCTTAATAGCATTGATACGCGCTTGTTCATGCGCGTGGCTAAGAGGATATTTATGTTTGGGCTTATTCATCGTGCCATTATCCTATGCTCGGACAATCGTCGCAACGTGCATCACCTTGACATAGGCCCAAGCTCGCGCAACTCCTCTTGTCTCTTTCGCCATCTGATCCATTCTCTGAACATTTGCACTGCTTGCTGTTCCCACACTTCGTTCCTTGGGGTTGCTGATAGCTCAAACTTATGGTCAGACAAAGTGATACGCGTTCCGTCAATGTGGAGGACTTTCCTATAACAATCGTCTTGATGATCTCGGCCATTCATTTTCACCTCTTAATACAAATTGATTACTAGTTAAACTAGTAAAACTAATTGATTACTAGTTAAACTAGTATTCCTCACTGCGAGTAGGGGTTTGATCGACCCTTCCTGTTGTAGAGTTCTGCGTCGTCGATGTCCTCTTGCATAAGCTCCTCACGAGGTGGCGCATCGATGCTGATCCATCCTGCATCACGCAGGTATCGGAGCCCTTGGCTGATGCAGTCCACGAACTCATCGTGTGCGGTCTCAGGGAAAGAGCAGATCTGGCTCACCATGCCTTCAGCCCAGTCACGGACGAAGCCTTTGCGCTTACTGGACTCAGGCACCCACACGCGCCCTGCTTTGATGATGTTGGCCACGATGGATAGGCGTTGGACTTTATCCGCCTTGCCAGGGTTATACGCATGCACAGGCAGATGCGCCCTCTGTAAGTCTTGTATGAGTGAGATGCCTGCGCTCTTGTCCTCCACCAGAACCAAGTCCACAAGCTTCTTGTCCCGTCCTTCGCCGAAGACTGATTCATACTCATCAAGCACTTTGGGACGCAGATCAGGGTATTGGAGATGCTCTTGCCAACAGTCTAGGATCATCACGGACATACCGCCATCCATAGGCTTAAACACGCCCATAGTGATCGATCCAGTGGGGTCGTTGTATGTCTTATCGGATGTAGCGCAGTCATAGCTCTGAATGATGTATTCAAGCTTGGGGAAGGGCTTACCATCAGGCCAGAGTCGGAACCATGTACGCTTGACGATGCCTGACTCCTCCATGTCGATGAGCTCGGCGTGGATTTCTTGGCGGCCAAGGTTGGTGCCTTCATACTGAAGAATCTGCTTCTGGAACGATGGAGCCAGATTGGCAATATTGGAGTAGGTCGATGCTTTGGTCACCACCACGTCGTCGCCTTCGCGCCCCACCAGATCAAGGATCAAATCTTTAGGCTTTGGCGTGGTAGAGCAAATCAGCTTGGTGTGCTTACCCAATCGGATGCCGAACTGAATCATATCCCACGAGTCTTGGAGGTACTCCCACGCGGCCAACTCATCCAACCATCCACCGTGGAACTGGGGGCCACGGAAGCGCTCTGGTTCTGATGCAGGGATGCCCTTGATGAATGAGCCATTGACTAGCTTAATCTCATGGAGGGCTTTGTTGTAGTCGGCCACGAGCTCCTTGGGGATAATGGAAAGCAGGCCAGAATCACCTTCAAAACATGTGCCCTTAACGTCGCCACTGGTAGGGGCCGATACAAGCCACCGCGTGTTGGGTTGGTTCCACGCCCATGACGCTAAGGTCTCCGCCGCCGCGCGGGTCTTGCCTGCTCCACGGCCTGCGAGCATGAGCCAGATGGCCCACCAATCGCCTGGAGGCTCAATCTGGTGCTTGTGCGCTTGGATTTGCCACTTCGCTTGCCAATTAAAAGCAATCTGATTTGTAGGGGTGAGTTTTTTATACTCTTCAAAAAGAGTTGGTTCGTCATCTAGTATCGCGTCAACGACACTCATTCAGCTTGCCTTTGCATCTTGATGGCCTTGAGGAGCTCGCCGAACACGTTCATGTTGTTCTCCACCACTACAGGGCTCGTATCGTCGCCAGAGTGCGTGATGCGCTCGCCGTACTTGCGTGGGCGCTGTTTGGCGGCGTTCCACTTCCTTGCATCAATGCGCTGTCTCTGCCACTGGATGTAAGCCGAGTCCAACTTGATGTCGATCTGCTTACCTTCCTTGTCGAACACTGGCGCCGTCTCAGGCGTCTCGTCCGCAATGGACACGATTTCGTCAGCGTGAGTCTCAGCCTGCTCTTCGCGCGCACGCGTGTATAGCTCAAGGAACTCTGGATGGTTCCGTAACCATGTATAAATCGTAGCGTGACTGGGCATATCATCGCCCCTGCAAATCTGAGCTAAGCTCTCCCCTAGTGCAAGCCTCTCACACAGTGCTTGTGCTTTCTCTAGTGAGTATCCTGATGGTCGTCCATTTGGTTTGAAGTCTGCAGGATCTTTTCGTTTTGTCATCTCTGTTCCTTTCGCGCGATCTTTTCAGCGCATTGTCCAGAGTGTAACTTATTGTTGATTTTTACGGTAATCAAAAAAAAGGGGAGTGATTAGCTCCCCTTATAAATATTGCCCTTACCCAAGGCAACTGCAAAGAATGCACAGATCGTGTGCAGTCTCATTGTATTACTCCTCTTGGTCACTGCGCAATATGCGGTTCTCGGCCCACTTCTTGTAGCTCTTGAGCTCTTTGTTCTCAGCCTTCAATCGTTCGATCTCACCTTTCTGGTGGTTCATGGTTGCATGAGCCCGATCAATCCATTCCTTAACCTCTTGCGGCATTGCAAATTTGGGCTCTGTTGTTTTCTTCGTGGCCACTTTATGCTTCCTCCACGGTAATCTTGTACTTCTTACCGTAGCGGTCTTCTACCATGATGGTTTTCTTTGTTGATAGGAACTTGCCGTCGTCTGTCGCATCGAACTTCATGTTGCCTACACTGGCCAATAGCTTGTCATGCACAGCGTCCAAAGCTTTCAGGTTCTTTTGAATCTGGTACGCAATGTAATCGCAATATGCGATCATTGTGCGTGACTTGACCGTGTCCTCCACGGCCATCTTGATCATTGGTTTAAAGTCCTCAATAGTCATATTCGGCCTCTTCTTGGAAATATTTGATAATGCTGTTTTCAACATTCAATTCATCTTCATCAGTGACTTTACGCTCAAGCCACAGTGCTTTGCGGCCATTGCGGTCGAGCACGTCATACTCGATATCGGTGTATCCGTAGTAATCATAATCGCTATCAGCGTGGCTGTTGCCAGCTTGGTTATGATAATGAGTCACACCGACCTTGCATGGTATGCCTGCGATTCTTGCGTCGATTTCTGCGATATATGACATTTCTAACTCCTTGTTATAAACCTGCAGTTTTGCAGTGATTGGATTCTAACACAATGTTAGATTGTTTTTTCAATTATTTTCTTTGGACGTTGAATAACAGTTTGTTTTACACCGTTGTAAACAGTATGTTCTTTGATAATGGCTTTAATAGTAGTTGTCTCTCCCTTGCCACCGATGTCAGAGCGGCCCTTATAAGTGATGGCGTTGCCCTGCTCGTCGCTGGCAATAGTGATGTAGTTGTCGCCATAAAACTCGGATTTAAGCACGATGATGCGCTCGACGGTGATTGTCAGAGTGACCTTGTCGCCCACTACGCCGAAATGCTGGCTATTGGTGCGTGTGGCCTCGAGGCGGTCGATCACCGCAAAGCAGGACTCCACTGCCTCGACTTGGCGGGCTGTCAAGTTGCCCCAGTAAGCCAAGTTCTGAGCGGAACCACGCAGGAAATCGTTGTCACCCTTGTAAGCCTCTAAACGGGCCACCAAGGGACTGTTGGCATCGCGCCATGCCTGAGTAGCCTCTAGGCGCTGTGCAGTGCGCTGGGCGCGTTCTGACTCGATTTGGGCCTTGCGTGCATCGCGGCGCTTTTGCGCACCAGCCTGACGACGTGCGCGTGTGTGCTCAGCGCGGACTTCCAAAAAGCGATCAATACCCCAGCCAGTCTTAGCAACACAGTCGCAACCAACTTTGAATTGTTTCGCTCCAGCAATAGAACCTTTAATCCAAAACTCCCAGCGAATGCCCGTGCCGCAGTAATCGCAAACACCGCCGCCCTTTGTTGTGCCGTCGCCGTTTTCCCAAACATTCTCAGTCACGCCTGTGCATGAGAAGGGTGCTTTGCCAAGTCCTGCTTTTTCAAATGGGTGTGTCATGTTGAATTCCTATAAACCTGCTTCATTGCAGTGACTACAGTATAACTCAAAGTTAGAGTCTTAGTCAACTATTTTCTAGATGTTTACCCTAATTTAGTGGTTTGCAGGTATAAGGGTCGCCGTCGCCAAATTTAGCTTTGTTAATGACTTGGTCAGAGGCCATCTTCAGAGTGAACGTCTGATACTTCTTAATGGTTTCCTCAATCAGAAGGGACATGTAATTATTTACGTCCCACTCTTTGGAATTGGCCATCATCATGGATGTACACAGCAAGCTTGTGGCCACATTGCTCACCACGCTCAAAGCTATTTCGGCGCCTTGGTCTTCGATCAATCCCAAAATCTTGTTTTTTATGACGGGCTCCAAGGCGTCCAGAATGGCCAATACTTTGAGATTGGCTTCTTCGTTGCTCAATTTGGTCTCCAAATCATCATGTCCATGAGAATCACTGTTGCGGCCATGATGTATACAACCATCAAGCCCCAATGAATGCCTGTGCGCTCTTCCATGTCTTGGATAAACTTCTTCATGTTGTCTCCTTTGGTTTCATACGGTTGCGTATAGCCACTGAGAGCTCTTCTTGGCTCCATTCAAGGGCAAGTTCAGCACAAGCGTCTCTTTCGATCTGTATGGCCTTTTTAGTGGTTTCTATGGCCACCATCATGATCTCGGCTTTGGCGACCGCAAGGGCGTCATCAAACTCAGCTTGTGTGAATACTTCAAGGTGGCCCGCGCCGCCCAACAATTGCTTGGCCAGTGGGCTTAGTTCTTTCTTTTCCATTATTCGTTTTCCTCCATGAATTGCATTTTCCGTTTGATCATGCTGAATGTCTCTTGGTAGGCAAACTCAACAATTTCGTCCACTAGGTTGGCCAATGTGTGACCGCTGAACACATAAAGATTTGCATGGATAGCCAATTGTGGACTTTCCGAAATATCCTCTTGTGGTTCTTCGAAGTTCGGCTCAATGGGTAGAGCCAAACCATGCTTATCAATTAAATCCCTCAAATTGATTTGTTCGCGGATTCTGTTGGTGGGTGATATTCTGGATGAAAAGCCCATTATTTAATCCTTGCTACTTTAGCTTTGCGCATGACCGCTTCATACTCAATCTTTGCGTGATCGTCCAACTTGCGCATGGGCAACTCTTGGTAATACTTCCATTTGGCTTGGTACTCTGGCGACTCTGATGGTGGTATCCAACCCATAGCCCTCCATCTGATGGTGATGTCAGTGCCCGCAGGGGTATAGACATAATCGCTCTTTGCCGCGTGTCTGATAGTCATTTAATGATCTCCTTGATTTGACTTAGTGTTGCCCTTTTATCTTCTGCCGCTTTCATGATCACAGCGTCAGACCAACCCATGTTGATGTTTTGCGTGGCCGCAACCATATCTGCGCTATCCCTAACAATGAAACTGTTATCGATTGGATATCCGCTCAATGCCAATGTGTTCTCACATGATTCATCAAATAAACAGATGGTTCCGCTGTTGAGTGACTCATAAAATCTATTAGCCAGATAGTTGTACGCAGAGTGAGTTTTCTCATCTTCAATGTATAACGAAAACCCATACTTGGCCAGATCTCCCTTCTGAATGTTCAATCTGTTGATGTATTTAGGCATCACACCTAGTGCATCGATCTTGGGCCTATTCTTCATGTGAGTCGATACGGTCATACCATCAAAATACTTCTTAAAATATTTTTTTCTATCGTCTCTGTAAGACCCATAGTAAATGCATTCTTGGCCACCTTGGTTGACGTGCGTGTAGTTGTTGAACACCAGTGAGTTGAGATTGGTCAAAATCCAATCGTCCACATATTTCATCACAACCTTGCTGACGCGGTGTGGATGGTTAGCCAACACTGTGTACTTGCGGCCTGCTTTGGCGGCCATCCAGAGCGTTCTAGGCTCACCCAAGTTGTACTCATTAGTGACGTAGTAAAGCTTGGCATTGGGAGACTGCTCAATCCATGCATAGTCGGTGTAGGCATAGTGGCTTGCGTGGACGAAGATAATCGCGTCATATCCGCCTCTAACGTGATCGTTGACGTTTGGGTATGACCAGATCAAATCGGCGCCCAAAACGTCTGCAATCATGCGTGAGTTCTGCCAGTGAAGGTTTTCTACTGGGCCGTCATGACTAGCCTTGTGGCTGTCTATGACCAGAATGTTGCCAGTGAATTTGCTCACTGGCTTTTCTAAATCATTAAAAAGATTTAGCTGTTCTGACATGATTCAGCTTCAAGAATATTTTGCAAAACTTCAAGCATTAACTTAGCTTGGTCTCTTGGTATCACACAGCTTGTTGAGCTACCTTTAACAGCTACATAAAGCCATACACCACCATCTTCCCAAGGGTCTAATCCAACTCTGGCACCGTTTTCTGCTTTGATCAATATGTCTTCCATGATGTTCTCCTTATGGGGCCGAAGCCCCGTTGATTAAACGATTGGCTTGGCGGTGAAATAAGCAGTAGCAGAGCCACGGTATACATGAGTACCGTCGTTGTTCTTTTCTTCTTGACGCTCTTTGAATGCTTTCTCTTCAATGCCAAAGCTTGCAAACAATTTTGCATAGTTGACATTGCCAATACGTTGTGTGAGCTTTAGCTCAACGCCATATTGTTCGCCACGGAACTTGCCCTCGCCCAACTCATTGATCAAGTTGTTCTTGAGCTCTTCACGCTGTGCTTCGAGTTCTTTGATCTGACGATCTAAAACAGCAAAACGATCAATTGGATTTACGAGAGACTCGACAGTAGCGAGAGCTTGGATAGTTGCTTGGACTTCAGTGATCATGATAATTTCCTTTTTGGTTAAACCCGCTATCTGTTGCGGTAAGGAAAGTATAACTCAAAGTTAGAGTCTTGCAATAACTATTTAAATTATTTTGTAGGGACAAACCCTAATGTTGCAAATTAACTACTAGTTAAACTAGTAAATACGTTTTTGATTGTTATGTTCAAGGCGTCTAGCTCGTCCATCTTAGCTATAGCCCATGCACGTTTCTGTCCATGCCAACCCATCATTGAGCCTTGATGGCAGGACTTGCATAGAGCCACCACAGTGAAGTGTTTGCCTTGCTTGATGTGGTGTGCGTCACTTGGGCCTGCTTGTCCGCATACAGAGCAAGGTTGCTCTTTAACCTTGCCAACCCAACATTTCTCTTTTGCCGTGTAAGAGCCGTTCATGCCACCGCCCTATCCATAGTCCTGTTGGAAGCTTCTTGCGAGCGCCATACGTCGATTCTGGCTTGAGCCGATATCAACCCCCACCGATACGTTTCCTCGGCTTCTACGGCCGCTTCTAGCCCTTTTAACAGCTCAATGTAGCTCGGGTCAGAATAGGCTTCAATTTCAGCCGCCGCGACCGTTTTAATGCCTCCTGACATGGCCGCCTTCATCAGCATGGCCTTTTGCGATTTTCGATACTCTTCAAGGTAAGTGCGATGAGCTTTTGCTTCGGCATATTTCCTACCGTGTGTGTAGAGATAATCCACCGCGTCGTTTATGTCTTTTTCTTTAATCAATTTGCATCAACCCATAAAAAATAAATCCAAGAACCAAAAACAATAATGCATTGACAACAGCAATCGCTAGAGCCAACACAACGATAACTGCTGTCATGTAAGTCATATGTTGCGTTCTTTCAGCTTGGCTTCAATGTCTCTAGCAAAGTCGTCCATCCATGCACCATAAACAATTCGCCATTCAGCAGAAAGCAGTTTTAAATCTTCTTCAGTCAGTCCTACCCATTCACGCTTTTTTTGACTAGGAGCATAGTGTGGATATGGTTCATTGACTAATTCCACGCCCTGGCCAGTTTCATAGGCTTTTACAGCCTTACTGTCCCACATTGGTTTTATCATATGTTCTTCTCCTCTGGTTTCATGGCACGACCAACTTTTGCCCAAAATATTGCAGGCAACCACTTTATAGGACGCTCTGTCGGAAAATATACTTTCAATACATATCGTGTGTCAAAAAGTTTAATGCTGAGTCTCATGTGTTGCGCTCCTTCAGCTTGGCTTCAATGCGTCTTGCATAAACATCAATAGTCTGTGTTGGCAAACCTTGCAGACATTCTTGTATCTCTTCATCAGTCAGTCCTACC